TTTGTAACTACGTTGCTTCTATCATAATTTAATTCACTTCTTGACATCTATTCTCCTCCATGTTTCTGTACCCAGTCTTGTCCTACTTTTTCGCCACCTGGGATTGTATGGTTAGGTTTGTTTCTTACTTCTTCTTTTACATCTCTTGATTGTAGATTATAAGCACTTAATTGTCCTATGTTCATATATTTAGTTTCAAATTGTATATGGTCTTTAATACGTTGAAACAACGCATAACCACAATAACTAAATACTTTCATTTTGCCGGTAAACCCAGCTCTCGATGCGTCTGACAATTTGGTAAATACTAGCTGATACCAAGAGTTATCTTGTTCTGTCCAGGATTTAACAAATTGCATCAGTTCAGAGTTTTCTTCTGCTAACATGTATAGCAATTCAACTTCTAAGTCTGATGATGTTTCCACATTAAATATAGGTCCAGAGGACAAGACTCTTACGAACTTGCCCTCCTTATCCAATGGGTTAAAGTGAATTCTATTAAGATGCACTCTATACCACATGTTGTTTAAGCAACTCCATTGCCGTCTGGGATTAACTCATAATACAATAAGAAATACCCATCACCAGCTGTAGTACCACCAGCACCTTGCGTTTTTCTTTCGAAATGTAAGATGTCAGTGTCTTGTACAAAGAACGGAGTTAAATCCGCTTCTATTGTTACACCAGCTGCTGTAGTGTTTGGAATTGTTAGTGTTACTTTTTCAGCTCTAGATACGCTGCCTACTGTGTCAGTAAAATCTAATGATACTACTGGTGCAGTAGATGTAGCTACAACTGCTGTTTGTACGATAAATTCAAGTCTATGTACAACCATAGGGTGATTTACCTTGAAGGTAAAATCATCACCAGCTGTTCCGTCAAGGTCAGCTGATACTGGAATTATCATAGCATTTACTTTACTATTAAAAGCCATTGGTTGTTACCTCCATTAATCGTTAGAATGAATTCTAACTAAGTGATACTCACTGTCAGTGGAATTAGTCCAAACTTTTTTGAACCCTGTCAGTGCGTTCCATGCTACTCCAGTAAATCTACCAAAGTCCCATGATTCTATCATCGTTGCTTCAGGTTGTGCTAATACTTCTACTACAGGTTCGAACCCGCAGATGATTACCTCACCCTGATGCGATGCATGACCACCAATTGTGCTAGAAAGAACATTGTTCTCTTCTACCATTCTTAATCCAAAGTAAGAACCTATCTCACCATTGATTAAATTTTCTGGTTGGTCGTATTTATGTAAATCGACAATACCGCCTGTTGCAGTATCTTCGAATAATTTGGACATTGCGAATGCTGAGAAAACTCCTAAGTAAGAGTTTCCGTCCCATTTAGGTACGTTATCGTTTTTCATGTTTTTGATAATTTCTCTAATATGGAATGCACTAACACTTGCCCCTGCTCCAGTACTAACAGTTCCATCCTTATCGAATGTACCTGCTGAAGCTCCGGTTGGAGTGTAGAATACATCTGCATTTTGGAATTCAGTTCCAGCAATCTTATCCATAGATTCAGCTACGTTCATAGCAAGAATTTTCTTAAGAGTTTCATCTACAGAATATTCTGCTAAAGTTTGTGCTTTTCTAGTATAAGATACACCGTTACCATATTCGTTAACAGTTGCAACTACAAATCCAACACTTGGTTTTTGCATAGGCAAAGATTGAAGTTCACTGATTGTTCCAGTTGCAGTGCCAAGTTTTTGGTACTTTTCTATCTCAACTTGTGAACCTTTGTTCTTGCCATAGGAATTTATAGGCTTAGCCAAGTTTCTGAATTGCATCATGTTACCAGCTTGAAATCTGATATCAGAGTCAATTTTAATCTTGGCAAGTCTGGCTTCCTCGTTTAAATAACTAATTGCTCCTTGTGGCATATTAAGTTACCTCCTAGTTGTTATTTTGTAGTCTTTTAACAGTAGTCTGTTTTTTGTATCTATCTTCTAAGAATTTGAAATATTCGTTATCATCACCATATGGAGCTGGATTCGTTTCCTCTAACAGATTACTATTATTTATTGCAACCTTGGAACTTACATCCGCTTCACCTTTTGGAGAAACCTTTGTGCCTTCTTCTGGTTGTTCTTCTTTTTTCTCTACTTTTTTCACAGTAGTGTTAAAGAGTTGCTGTGCTTGAGCAAACCTATCTTCTACAGGGATATCATCCGGTGTAGCTATAAGTAATGCATTAAACACATCCTCCTCTTCTTTGGATAATCCATCTATGGCTTTTTCGTGTAAACGTGATGCTTTAACCATTGTAGATGTATAATTCATTTGCTGTTCTGGAGTTAAATTGTTTGCGTCCAATCCAGCAGGTAACATAGATGTAGCGGCATCCTTTGGGTTTATTTTAACCCTGGTATCTTCACTACCTTGTTCCGGTGTTTTGACTTCTTCTGACATTTGCTAGTACCTCCTGCAATTGTTCTTCCTCACTACCTTGCCCTTCCATGTCTGGTATTCCCATTCCTGGCATCTGACTTAAATCAGCCATACCTGGTTCTGGTCCTGGAGGAGCTTGTTCGGGTGCTGTACCCGGAGTTGGTTGAGGTTGTTGGTTGACGTTTTGTATCTTCTCCATATTCAGTAAATCTTCAGGAGATTCATCGAAGCTCTCAAAAATTCTCTGAACAAATTTTGCCGGGTCAATTGCTTGTGCAACTTCCGGCATGTTTCCAATAACATTAACAATTTGCATCAATTTGTTAAAGTTACTCATCTTCATAACTTTCCCTGATATGCCTCGGACACGGATACGGGCATCTTTAATCAACTGCATTCGTTCATTAAAACTCATAGAAAGTAAATGTAATACTGACGAATCCGTTTCATCTTCTGTGAACATCGGTGCGTGAGCATCATCATCCATGTACATAAGTTCTGTATGTAGTAGCAATTCTAATGACGGCTCTATAATACTTCGTTCTATTTCAGATGCTATATCTGTAAAGAAACTTGAAGTCTCTTGCGTTTTAGTTGCTACTTCAGAAGCAGTAGGTCTACCCTTAGACGTAGGTGCTCCCTGGAAGAACTCATTTTGGAAAGACCTATTTTGAATAAGTCTATCTATTGTGAATAAAAGGTTTACAGCATTTGGGTTTAAGGAATTGTTATACACCTGATTGATTGTGTTTGGGGCTGAAACCGGATACATACGTCCCGGCACTACAGAGCCAAACAGATGGGCTTTACCTGACTCGATATTGCTAGTTACAACTTCGTACACGCCCAGTGTAGATATTGTAAATGCATCGAGCAGAAGATTCATACTTTCGACATATGAACTTAACAGGCTTCTTAGTTTTGTAATATAACCCCTGCCATAACGACCTTGTAAAACTTTCATTGGGAATCCCATACAATAAGGGAAGTTCCCATTTGGTAATGTATTTTTTCCGTAATAGACAACATGTTTTTTGTTTACTATTACATAGTGTACGTTTGTATCTAGTATTCTTCCCTGTTCGTCAGAGATAAATTTACTATATACATAGTCTAGTTTAACATCTGTAACATATGCTTCGTCACTTCCTTGAGCTTTGTTAACAGATTCTTGTATTATTGATTTTGTTTTGTTCCAATTATTTACTTTTGATAAAACTTGGTACTCAGCAACTGAACATGTTTTCGATTCAATAATATAATTTTCACCGTTAGGGTCAATCATTATGTGAAACGGACTTACAGGTTCTATGTTAACTCTACCTATAACTGATTCTTGTGATTCAATATCCCCAGTCTTTTCATTATACTGTGGGTAGCTTTCTTCTTCATATGTATATTTAATTTTAGTAATATACGGAGATGTTAGTAGTGCCATCTTAAGTGCATCTCCAAATACTAACGGAAATCTATTGTGTATTAATGATTGTTCTAATAGTTTATTTAATCCTGCTTGTATTTTTTTATCTGTATGTTCTACAGTAAAGTATTTATTATCTGTAGACATTAATATTCTTACAAAGAAATTAGACATACGAACTACTAGGTTGTCTACTATTGGGTCTTTGATTTTAGTTTGCCAATCTATTTTGTTTTGAAAGTTATATTCATCCATATAGAATCGCATATTTTCTTTCCAATCAGCCGTAGCACTTTGAAACTCAGGCGATGCTTGAGCTACTAAATGTGCATGGAACTTAATAATGTTTTTTTCGTTCAATTAAATATCCTCTCTCTGGTAGGCGTATCAAAGTTATCCGTATAATATTTAGGTTCCTCTACAGGTAACTCTTGGTCGTTTACTAATTTTTTGGATATGTAAAACAAACCTAGTTTAAACGCATCCGAAACATGTTCAAAGTATTTATCTCGTCTAGGTACTCCAGCATCATCTCTAGTATATGCAGACAACGCTTGTATTAAGATGCCGCAATGTTTAGAATCTAATTTAATACTAGGTATTCCCGAGTTAAATTCTTTTAATTCTTCGTTAGTTAAAACTACACTTGTATCTCGTTTTACATATACCACGTCCGTTTGTAACCCCTTTCGTTTAAATATCATCGCACTTGTTTCCGGTGATACATCATACTTCCTATTCGCATCGTGTGGTAGTAAATCCATTGTAGCCTGTACTTCAGGCATTATCTCTTTTTCATACGCAACGACTTCATCAATAAAGTCAGTTAACTGTATGTTTTTTCCTAATCTAGAATACAATATATTTTTATGTCCATGTTTAGTTATTTGAAAAGCAACACAAGCTGGGCGAGTATACCCTAAATCCCAAGCTCTCCATACTGTCCTTAGTGGGTCATACTGTTCAACTAAATCATCGAACACATGTTGCTGACAAAAGTCTGGATAAACAATCTGACCAGTCGGTTGTAGTTGGAACTTACCGCCCCCACTAAATCTCCAGTGCATTGCACTTTCAGTAAATCTTTTCTTGTATCTTTCTATCTCTTCTTTATCTAATGACAAGTTATCATATACGTCAATAAAATGAAACGAAGTATCTTTGTCTTCTTTGTTCTTTCCGTATAGGTCTTGTGCTATGTAGTTGCTAGTTGCGTCCTCAACAATAAAACTCATAATCATTTTCCCGGACTTTCTTAACAGTCTAGCAAGAATTTCATCATGCATTACGTTTGACGGACACTCATCAAACCAACAGAAATCAATACCAGAAGCTTGTAGGTTCTGTGTTTTCATTTCAGCAGATTTGAATTCAAGTAATGTGCCATCCCAAAATTTAACAAAGTCAATACATCTATTCTTACCCCATGCTACTTTACCGCCACGTTTTTCTATTGACTCAATGCTCGGCAATAATCCAATACTGTTTGGAGTATCAGTAGAGAACAGGTGAACTTGACTAGAGGTTCTTTGTATATCAAATGACGGGCTAAATGCCCAGATAATTCTGTCTCCATATTTAGGTTTAGCTATCTCGTGGTTTGGATGCCAACCAATTACATTGTACGCAGTAACAGCCGCTGAACAATATGACTTACCAGAACTATTATTACCATGCACATAAACACTGAAATTGTTATCATCCACAATAGGCTGTTGTGCAGGATACGGCTTAAAGAAAAACAAACTTCCATACCAGTATAATAACTCTGCTTTAACTTTCTTGTCAAAATTTGCAAATTCTTCCGGGGTCATATTGTGTATCTTATGCCACAACGCTAACATCTTTTTATCTTTGTACCACCAGTCTCTTATCATAATACTTCTACTTGTGCTTCAGTTTCTATCCAAACTTTTGCACCACATGGTAAAGGCTTGTCTGGGCTGTACACAATCTTAGAGTCACCTTTAATTATAACCTCTGAAGCATACACATTATCTTTGTAAGTTTTAACAGTTAACACAGGTTTTCGTTCTTTATTCTTATAGTTACTTTTAATAATGTGTTGGTTAACATGTACTACTGTTTTCATAATATTTCAACTAGGCAGGTTGTATTGGCGGTGCCCAGTCTCCTCGGCATTTGCCACAACCTACTTAGCATTTAATGCATCCCATGCTTGTTCGTGAACCCAGATACAAGTTTTGTATGCTTGTTTTTGTTTTGCTAAACAACGCATATCTTCTGGAGTTAAACACCTATCTTGAATATTACAAGGTTCTACAGGCGGACATTCTGGTGCCGCATATAAATTTGTATCTTCAGTTGCTGTCCAAAAATCTACGTATGAACAACCATTAAGACTTGTTAAGATAATCACGATGATTGCTAATTTTTTCATCTGCTTTCGCTAGTGCCTCTCTCTCTAGTTCACGTTTGCGTAATTTATAATTTAGTTCTTTTATTTTATTTCTATCCGCAATATGTTTTTGTATTTGATACTTGCCGAATATCTTACCAGCAATACCTAATACAGATTTTAATAATGTAACCCAGCCTAACATTACGTAGTGCTTGATTCCCTATATACTATAGCTGTATCATTAGCTCCGATAGTTACGGAGTTCCATCTACCATATATTGTAGTACCTTCTGGTACTTCTACAGTAGATAAGCTATCCCATACATCAGTATCTGTTGAAACTGCGGTTACTGTACCCGAGGATGTGTTATCTGCAATAACTTCTGTACCTACCAATACTGTAATAGCTACATAGATATGTGAGTTAACAGTAGCATTAGCTACTAGGTCATAACCCCCAGCCCCTGATATATTATTAATTGCTTGTTGTGTTGTAGTGAGTGGATGTGGTGTACCCATTATGCTCTACCCCTTTTCATTGGTCTTTTTGGTTTTGCTTTTAGCCTGTCCTTTGCTAACATTGGCGGCTTTTTCTTCTTTGGCGGTCTCCCTTTTGTCGACCCGTATGTTCCTTTTCCGTATGGCATCTTTGCCCTCCTTATAATTATCTGGATGGGGTGCAATCCATGACGGAATGTATCTACCCATCGGTGCATTTAGTTCTGCAATAAAGTCTTGTGCTAATTTTTGTATATTACTGGATTTTTTCGCCATATTCTTCCCACGCTTCGTCCTGTAATGTAGTTATAGCATTTTCTATTGCTACTGTTTGTGTATCTTGAGTTTGTATTGCAAGAGAAGCACGGAGCTGGTCCTTTAATACAACTAGTTTTAATTTATAATAGTTTAATACATTCTTCTCGTCATCATTATCTTGGCATTCTTTAATCTTAGCGTTAATATCTTTTAGTGTTGACTCATATCTGTCAAAGATAGTAGATGCAAACTCTCTATCCTTAAATGATTTAACAGAATTGTCTACTTTATCCATAAATATCTTATATGTATCAGTAGGTTTTACATTTTCTAGTATATTCTTTACTGTTTTGTGGTCTATGTTTAATTCTTTAGCAGTTGCCCGGTATGACCAGCCCTTACTGTAGCTTAATTCTAGAAATTTCCATATCTTTTTGTCATACTCTTGTGTTTCGGGGAATAGTTTACTTAATGTTTGATTCATTCGTTGCCTCCAGTTCGTCTAACTTGGTTGCTTTGTCGTCCCGCTTACCCTCTCGGTACCTACGTTCCCGATATTTGCCTACATACTTATACAGTATCTTCATATATTCTTCAGGCGGTGTAATATTTTCAACAATATGGACACAAGCATCGTGTAATATATCTTCACAGTCGTAGTTATCGAAACCATGTCCACTAGCCACGTACCATATTTTGTTTTTTAACACGAGATACTCTTTCTCGGTCATTCAATACACCTTCTATAAGTATAAATAGTTGAGAATCACGTTTGTCAAGTTTTTTCTGCATTTTATCTGTATATTTTTATTATAATCTAATTATTATGCAAATGTCAAATGGGAAAAATGTAATACTTGTGGGGGTTTTGTAAGTACCCGTAGTCATTACATATATTATTACTGACTATGTGGACTTATTTTTGGGGAAAAACGAGGAAGGCATTGAAAAATCTATCTAT